ACAGGAGACCAAGAGATATATCACATATACATTAAAGGAGAGTGCGTTTATAATAGTCTGAATGAATCGCAGTTCAAGCAGACATGGGCTTCCTTGAAAGGTATGGTTGGTTTAATGACTACTGCTTATACAGAAAAGGATTTGTCATATGAAAAATGCCCTGCAGGAATTGGGAAAGGAGGCGGTACGGTAACTTGGAAAGAACCAGAGGGAAGTGATAGTTATTAGGGGAGGGTTTACAACACCCTCTTTTTTTATGGATTGACATATACATAGAATTACTCTATAATTAAGGAGTAATTACAAAACACTATGGCAAAAGGATTTACAGTCAAAGCCAATGCTCCTAAACCAAAGAAGAAAGAGGAGTGGGATATTGACGCAATTAAAGCAAGAATGAAAGGAAAGACAATTGTATTCTGTCTTCCAGGTCGTGGATGTTCATACACCTTCCTGAAGAACTTTGTGCAGTTATGCTTTGACATGGTTCAGAATGGTATGTCTATCCAGATCTCACAGGACTACTCTTCAATGGTTAACTTTGCAAGATGTAAGTGTCTTGGAGCAAATGTTCTCAGAGGTCCTGATCAAATACCTTGGGATGGAAAACTTAAGTATGACTACCAGTTATGGATTGACTCGGATATAGTCTTTGACTCAAACAAATTCTGGCAGTTATGTGATCTCTCTGTTCCTGCTGAGTCTGTGAAAGAAGATGGAAGTATAGATGATGATTTATTAAATGAGCGTTCTATCACTGCTGGTTGGTATGCCACAGAGGATGGCAGCACAACATCTGTCGCTCACTGGTTAGAAGAAGATGACTTCCGCAAGAATGGTGGGGTTATGAATCACGAAACCGTCGAAAGTATCTCGAAAAGAAAGAAACCTTTCACAGTAGACTACACTGGTTTCGGTTGGGTTCTAATTAAGAACGGTGTATTTGAGAAACTTGAGTATCCTTGGTTTGCTCCTAAGATGCAACAGTTTGAGTCTGGTGCTGTTCAAGACATGTGCGGCGAAGACGTATCATTCTGCTTAGATGCCATTGACGAAGGTTGGGACATCTGGTGCGATCCTCGTATTCGTGTAGGTCACGAAAAAACTCGTGTTCTATAAGGATCATGGATGCTCTCAGAGAGTGGGTAGACCACCACATGAAGGAGAAGACATCAGAAGATCTATGGTATCTGTCTGAGGAGATTCTAACAGAACTATCGGGGCGTGACTCGATTAAGTATAGAATCATTGAAGATAAAGTTGAAACAACACACGATTCGGAGGGATGTTAAATGCCAAGAATGTATAGTGCATCAGGTGATGTAACTGTTGAAACAAAACCGAAAAAAACTCGTCAAGGGAATGGGAAGCACACTAAGTATGCTGCTTCCTCTCGTAATGCACCAAGAAAACGTAGTAGAGGACAAGGAAACTAAATGCCATCACTAATCTGTAATCTACCCTCCTATGAGGTTTGGGTACGTAAAGAGTATCTTACAGATCATAAAAGCGGTCATGGTGAATATGTAAAGGGCGTTTGGGTATCGGCAAAATCGATACCTGGACGTGCTTTTTATTTTGAAACATATTTACCAGAGTATGCTGCCATTTATGATAAGTTACCAATCAGTGCTTTTGTATCATCACCAGAGAAACCAACCCCTGATATGGAGTTGCATAACCTACAGTTCTGGAATTGTATGGACTATGGTGTTGTAGCAGTTCAGAAGCAATTCATAGGTTCTATGCACTTTGAGATATATACAAGAGACTATGGATCCCAATCAGGTACATATATTTGTACTTTAGATAACTATCATCAAGATGTAGATGCAATTGACTACTCTACAAGTGAGAATCCAAGTGAACACAAGTCACATAACCTACTTGAACTAGATAATGGACAGTTTGCACTCTATCCTAACAATAGAATGCGTATCTATGATAACAGTTTAACCCCTGAACCACCTACTACACCTGACTTTAAGGTATCAACCGTCTATTATCAGGTTGAGAATGGACATGACCGTGATGGTTTAGGTAATGAGGAGAATTATTTCTGGAAAACTACCAAAGAAAGGCAAAACGATGACGAACAACAACAAGAAAATGCTTCGTGAGATATCAAACGACACTCAAATTCCTAAAAAACGTGATACTAAAGTGCAAAATGACCTGTGGGAGAACCTAAATGATGATGAGTTTTGGGAAGGACTAGATTACGATACAGATGTTCTATAAAATCTTTAATAAATAAGTTATAATTCTAAATATTAGACAATCCTATGCCTTTAGAACGGGTAAGTAGGGGTTTTAAAGACCTTAGCATGACTTTTCAGAGCAATCCTCTGAATGATGACCTCATTGGGCTTAAAAATGAGAATGCAATTGCTCGTTCTGTGAGGAATATTGTCATGACAGTGCCTGGTGAAAAGTTTTTTGAACCAGATTTCGGATCCAGAGTATCAAAATTACTTTTTGAGAATGTAGATGATATAACTGCATCTCAAATTCAAGAAGAAATTGAATATTCAATTGTTAATTATGAACCAAGAGTGAAGATATTGAGTATAACTGTAAATCCAGATAATGATAATGCTTCTTTTGATGCCGTTATTGTATATGAAATTATAGGAGCAGACGTAGCTCCACAGGAATTACAATTCGCCTTACAATCAACACGATAAGATGCCGTTAGTCAATTTTTCTAACCTTGATTTTGATCAGGTTAAGACTTCACTTAAAGATTATCTTAGGTCAAACTCTGATTTTACGGATTATGACTTTGAAGGATCTAACCTAGCGTCCATTTTGGATGTGTTAGCATACAATACTTACATTACTTCTTATAATGCTAACATGATTACCAATGAGGTATTCATTGATAGTGCTACTTTAAGAGAAAATGTAGTTTCGTTAGCAAGAAATATTGGATATCTACCTCGTTCTAGGGTTGCCTCTACTGCCACTGTAAGTTTCTTTGTGGACGTAACAGGTGTTACTCCTGCTCCTGCCACTATAACTCTAAACAAAGGTCCTGTAGCGTCTTCTGCGGGGCAAACAGGAGTAAATTCATATGTCTTTTGTATCTTAGAAGACGTTACTGTTCCAGTTTTCACTGATTCTAATGGAACTGCAATTGCTACCTTTAATGAAGTTAAGATTTCTGAGGGAACATTAGTAACAAATGCGTTTACATCCACTTCTGTTAACCCAGATCAGAAATTTATCCTTCCTAACTCTGGAATTGATACTTCTTTGATGAATGTAACTGTTAGAAGTAACGCATCTGAGAGTACAGGTGCTCAATATAGTTCTCAAAATAGTATTTTTGATATTGATTCCTCTTCAAAGGTATATTTTCTTCAAGAAATAGAGGATGAGCGATATGAAATCTTCTTTGGTGATGATATTTTTGGTAAAAAACTAGAAGAGGGTAATTATGTTACAGTTGAGTATGTAGTTTCTAGTGGTGATGCTGCAAATGGCATCAGTAATTTTACTTTTGCTGGTAGATTATCATATATTAGAAATGCTCAGTCATATTCTGTCACAACAGGTGTTTCTTTACTTAGTACAGACCTTAAATCAACGGGTGGAGAGAGTATTGAGACTGTTGATTCGATTAAAAAGTTTGCTCCACGCATTTATGCCTCTCAAAATAGAGCAGTGAGTGCAAATGATTACGAAACACTCATTCCAGCAAAGATTTATCCTGAAACAGAGTCAATTTCTGTTTTTGGAGGAGAAGAATTGGTTCCACCTCAATATGGAAAGGTCTTTATTAGTATAAAACCACGAACTGGTGACTTCTTACCTAATTTAATTAAAGAAAATATCAAAACTAAACTCAAAAAGTACGCAGTAGCAGGAATTGTGCCAGAAATTCTTGATTTGAAGTATCTTTATATAGAAGTTGACTCAAAAATATATTATAATTCTAATTTAGCACCTTCTGGTGAGTATGTTTCTACTTTAGTTCAGCAAAATACTGAAAGTTACTCAGAATCAACTGAATTAAATAGATATGGTGCTAGATTTAAGTATAGTAAATTCTTAAAAGTGATTGATGAGAGTGATGCTGCCGTTACATCCAATATTACGACTTTACAGATAAGACGGGATATGAGAGCAGTATTAAATAGTTTTGCAGAGTACCAAATTGGGTTTGGTAATGAATTTTATATTAAGAGTATGAGTGGATATAACATTAAATCCACAGCATTTAGAGTAAGTGGAATATCTCAGGATGTCTACCTCTCTGATATTCCAAATTCTAATAGAGAAACAGGATCTATTTTCTTCTTTACTCTTCCCTCTGTTAATTCTACATCACCTACTATTATTAGAAGGAATGTTGGAACTATTAATTATAAGAGTGGAATTATTACTTTAAATCCTGTGAATATTCTATCTGGTAAATTAAAAGATGGTCAAACTATCATTGAGTTATCAGCATGTCCTAAATCCAATGACGTGATTGGATTACAGGATCTTTATTTGCAACTAGATATTAGTAACAGTAATTTTGAAATGGTAGTAGACAACATTGCTTCTGGATTAGATCCAGCCGCTTCAAATTATACAGTAACTTCAAGTTATCATAACGGGAACTTAGTAAGACCATAAGATGCCACAGAATAGAGTTAAGTTTAGCAACATTGTTCAAAATCAACTTCCTGCATATGTGCAGGATGAGTTTCCATTAGTTGCGGAATTTTTAAAAACGTATTATGAAGGTCAAGAATATCAAAGTGGTCCTATTGACCTCATTGAGAACATTGATCAATACATTAAGGTCAGTAAATTAACCAATCTTACTGATTCTGTTATATTAGACAGTTCGTTAGATGTTGGAACCTCTACTGTTAGTGTTGATTTAATAAAATCACCAACTGGAACCAAAGGGTTTCCAGAATCTTATGGTTTATTGAAAATTGATGATGAAATTATTACATATACGGGAAAAACTGATTCATCTTTTACAGGATGTGTAAGAGGTTTTAGTGGAGTAACTTCATATACTGCTGAAGCAACTTCTGATACATTAGTTTTTGAAACAACTAAAACTGCAACTCATGTTTCAGGATCTACAATTACCAATTTAAGTGATTTATTTTTAAAAGAGTTTTTATTAAAAGTAAAACGTCAATTAATTCCTGGATTAGATGATAGAACTTTTGATTCTGAATTAGATCAAAATGTTTTTATAAAACATGCAAAAGATTTTTATCTGAGTAAAGGTAGTGATAAATCTTTTGAAATATTATTTAAAGCTTTATATAATGAAGATGTAAGAATTGTAAGACCAAAAGATTTTCTATTTACTCCTTCCAATGCACAGTGGAGAGTTACTAATGATCTTGTAGTAGAACCAATTAGTGGAAATCCTGAATCTCTAGAGAATTCTACTCTATTTCAACAATCTTATGCTGATAGTATTAATAAAGCATATGCCCCTATAACCGCAGTAGAACCCATCCAGGTGGGTTTTGGACAGACCTTCTATAAGTTAAGTATAGACTCAGGTTATAATAGAGATATTAGAGTTGATGGTGCAATTTATGGTTCTTTTGAAGTACAACCAACAACTAAGGTAATCGGTGCAGTATCTGCTGGAACTACTGTTTTAAATGTAGATTCTACAGTGGGATTTGCTGCGACAGGAGGAGATTTATATATTCCTTATGCTGATGGTAGTACGGGTATTGTTTCTTATCGTTCTAAATCCTTAACTCAGTTTTTTGGTGTTGGTTTAGGAAATACTGGAGTATTGGTTGATATTAATGATGCAACAACTATTGGAATTAACACTTTTGCGTATGGGCAGTCTAATCTTGATCAAGATGAAACCGTAAGTGTAAGAATTAACTCAGTATTAAGTAAATTTAATTTTTCAGACAAGACTTATTACTATTCGCAGGGAGACAGTGTTAAATTAAAAACTTTAGGTGTATCTGAGACTGGATATAAAGCAAAAAATTGGTTTTATAATATTTCACCAACTTACAATATAAAAAGTATTGAATTAATAGATGCTTCTGATAAAACATACAAATTAACCTTAGGGGTAGATCATTGTTTTAGATTTGGAGATTCTGCTGTTATAATTGCCAGCGATAAATCTCAAAAGAACACAAATATCATTAATATCACTTCTGCTAAGTCTGTAGTGGTAAGAGGACAGGGAAATATAGATCTTACTGACACTTATACAATTAAACGTGATATTTTAACCGCAAAATCTAATACTTTCCCTAAAACAGACCTTTATGTTACTAACGTCCAAAACGTATATAAAAAAGACGATACTCTTTTAGTTTCTTCATCTTCTCTTCCAACTTATAACTCTCAACCACTTAATGTTTACAGTCAAACAGTTAAATTTAGTGGTTCATTCGTAGGATCTGAGTTTAACATAAAACCAGTGGGGGATCATGGGTTCTATACTGGTGATGCTGTTTATTATAAACCAGAAAAGATTAATTATGAGTTTTTTGATTCATTTGGAAATAAGAAAGTTGGTGTAAAGGTAAATTCATCTTTATTTGCTGGAGATGTTGGATATATTGTTACAGGGTTGTCTGATGGACAAACAGTAGAAAATAGAATTCCTCCAAATGAAGGATTATATTTTGTAACAAGAGTTAATGCAAATGTAGTAAAATTATCTAAGAGTAGAACTAATATTTTCAACTCAATCTTCATTTCTCTTGATAATTCTATCGATGCAACTAATTGCGAGTTTAAACCTTATAATTTTAGATTTAAAACCTTAGAATCTCAAAAAATAGTAAGAGAAATATCCGAAGTAGATGATGACGGTAAAGTAACTCCTACAGAACCAGGATTTACGGGAGTATTGATAAATGGTGTTGAAGTATGTAATTATAAATCAAAAGAATTTATTTATTATGGAAAAATCAATCAAATTGATGTAAATGCCAAAGGATCTAATTACGATATAATTAATCCACCTCTTTTAAGTATTAGTGATAGTGTTGGAACAGGTGCTACTGGATATGTGGCAGTTTCTGGAAATCTTAAAGAAATTAGACTTTTAGATTCTGGATTTGACTATCAAGACACTCCTGTTATTTCTATAAACGGAGGAAATGGTAAAGGTGCTGTTGCTACTGCTAATATGAAGAAAGCAGTACATTCAGTTTCTTTTAATTCACAATCTGATGTAGGTTTAGGAACTACTGCTTATAATTCTTACGAAATAGGGTTTGGAACCTTTCATAAATTTAGTGATTTTGAAGAAGTCATTTATAAGAACGCTGGACAAAAAAATGTTGGAGGATTGAGTACAGATTCTTCATATTTTGTCTCTTCAGTGGGATTAACCACAGTTAAACTTTTCCCAACTCAAAATGATGCTATTTCTGGTATTAACACCATAACATTATCATCTTTTGGTATTGGTAAGCAATTTATAAATTCATTTAATAGAAAAACAGTTGTAGACTCTATTAATGTCATTGATAGTGGATCTGGATATCAAAATAAGAAAAGAACTGCTTTAAGTTCAAGTGGAATCAATACAGCGTTAAATCAAATCAAAATTGATGAGCATGATTATCAATCTGGTGATGTAATCAATTATGTAGAGACTTCCGATACTGTTGTTGGAGGTTTATCTGCTGATACAGAATATTATGTTACTGTAATAGATTCTGATGAATTTAAATTATCAGCAGTTGGAGTTGGAAGTACTGCAAAGGATTTTTATTATAATACCAAGCAATATGTTGATTTTACATCTTCTGGTGTAGGAACCCAGACTTTTAACTATCCTTCTATAACTGTAAGTGTAGTTGGAACCGTAGGAATAGCATCCACAGGAACAGAGACATTTGAATGTAAAGTTCAACCAATATTCAGAGGAGAAGTTACTTCAATACATCTTTCTAATCAAGGTGTTGGATATGGGTCTTCTGAAATTATTAATTTCCTAAGAGAACCTCAAGTTACTTTAATTGGTGGAACAGA